TCTCTTTGTATGCTCCATATCTTTGTAGTGTTAGGAAACACATTTGTAGCATCTAGTGTAGCTATATATTCTGATGGTGGGCGTTTGCCTAAGCCTTTGATTATATTGTTTTGACAATTAATCTGTTCTTCACCTTGATTAATACCACGTTGGGTAGGTGTTTGTTGGCTTATACCATTCAGAAAGTTAGGTATCGACTGAGAAACTACTGCCATTAATAAGTCCTTCTAGGTGGTCTGTTAATTATAGAATATGTATTTGCATCACCTTCTAGTATGTTTACATCTTCACTTCTAGAATCAGATTGCTTAAAGTTATTATAAGCTTCCTGTTCATCTATGCTCATTAACTCAGATAAACCAGCATCACCAATAAATCTAGCTGCAAAACGTCTAGCTGCTTTTACTGTAATATAGCGTCTAGCGTATTCAGGTAGTTGTTCAAATTGTTGTACTAATACAACATCTAATGGTGGGACGATTGTAAAAACGTCTGTGTGGTTATCTAGGTCATACAGTTTACCATCACGTATAACTACGTTTTGATATCTGTGCGTTGCGTGAGCGTCAGCTTGGACGCAGTTGGAAGGTAATGGAATCTTACTATCATCATCTATTGAGTAAGTTACATTGTATTCTGTGTTAAAGTTCCAGCCTTCACTTTGTACAGAAAGGCTAGTTTCATCTAAGATATTTATAGCGACAGATACATCTACGTTTGTTACGCCGCTAATTGAGTTAACAGGTGCTTCTCCAATAGCAGAGAGCATAGTGTTGATAGCTTGTAACTCGGTAGTTGGTGTTATTTGTGTTGCCATAATTTCCTCAGTAAAGAGGGGACAGCATAAGCCATCCCCTCAAGGTTAAGTATAAGAAACGATTAAGCTTCTTTAATACCTACAGCTGCTTCAGGTCTGAGCACGCCGTGACCCATAGCATATTTAGCTACCATCAATGTACCTTGACGTCTTATGTCATATTCCATTTCAGTTGCTAAGTCCATGAGCTTAACAGTACCAGCTGCTGAAGGGTGACAAACTAGAGCAACATAGTTAGCTAAGTTAACTTGTTGTGGGTTTGAACCACCAGCTGTAGCAGAACCGCCATCAACGTTTGTTGAAGCTGAGAAGTCTGAAGCCACAAAGTGTGGTGTTGGTACTAATTCAATACCAGCAATCTTCAATACTCTACCTTCAGCAATAGAACCTTGACCACTAAAGTCAACATTCACAGCGTTAGTAGCGTTTGCTAATTTGTAATACTCTTCAAGTCTGATGAAGCACTTACGTCCTTCTCTTGGCACATAGTTAGCGTCAAGTTGTTTTGCAGCGTTGAAAAGTTCGTCAATCACAGCGTTAGCAGCTGTAGAAGCTGTAGCACTAGCGATTGAAGTGTTTGTTAACACAGTTCCTGAAGCATAGCCTGAATCAGCTACGTTTGCAGAAGCTTGTGCTGCTTGTCCGATTGTTTGTAGAATGTGCTTATCTTTTTGGAAAGCCAATGCTCTACCGATTTCGGATGAATAAGAACCTCTAACATCATAATGATTCTTTGCTTCTTCTATGTTAGAAAGAAAGACAGAAGATATCAATAAGTCATTGATTGTTATGATTTTCTCGTTGTGGTTTACGTCACTACCAGTGATTTCTGTACCAGCTGTATGATAAGAAGCGTCAATTCTGCCCATTACAGGGAATTGTGCACTTTTACCATTACTGATTGTACGGACAGTTTCAGCTCCTTGAGTTACTGAAGCACGTTCAAATGAAGTTAAAACTTCGCCTGAAAATACTTTAAGAAATAGAGCGTCTTCTGAACCACCAGTGTTGATTTTACCGACAGATACTGGACTAGCATTTGCCATAATAAATCTCCTTTGGTTATAGTTTAGTTGTTGTTGAACGCCTCTAAGTTTCGTCCCCAAGATTGTCTTCCGCAGAAGGTCAAGTTACTACTACTTGTTGGCAGCTGCCATCTAACGAGATAGCACAGCTATTAGCACTTCCATTTACGTAAAGCTAGAGCCTTACGTGTTGGCTTTCCATTTGGTTTTTTCATTGCACCTTTCACACCACTCATTCTTGCACAGAAGCTTTTACGTCTCCCAGCTGCTTTAGAACCTCTTTTAACTTTTCCTGTTACAGGTGCTTTGAGGTTAGCCCCAGTCTTACGTTTGTAATAACGTCTACCAGCGGCATTTAATCCGCCACTAGGGCTTTGGTGTTTCTTTGCTGGCATTTACTTTTTCTTCCTCACTGTTTTCTTTTTAGGAAAACCAGCTTTCATATTAGAATAAGCTTTCTTACTGATTGTAGATTTAGACTTAGGTCTGCTTGTACCAGCTTTCTTGCGTGCATTTATATTTGCGTATAGTCCACGTTTAGCCATTAACATTTACCTCTTTTTTTAGTCTTACCTTTTTTCATTGGTTTACCATATGCCATTGTATATCTCCTATAAGTTACTGTTTGCTAATTTCTCCTGTACTTCAGCTTGGAACGCTGGGTCTTTAGCATATCTTGGGTCGCCCATATCAGCTTGTACTTGAGCCCATGATTCATAGCCACCTTGTGAAGTAGGTACTGCTTTACCTGATAGTAATTTAGGGTCAGTACCATTAGCTGCTGTGTATCTAGCTTGTAAACCAGTAACAGCCAGCTTGATAGTTTCCATATCACCACTGTTAACAGCGTTGTTATAAGCTGTCTGTTCAGCTTCAGTTAAATTTTGTCCAGCCCATTGAGTCATTTCTACGTAAGCTTCTTCTCCACCTACTAAGCCTTTGACTTCACTGCCTTGTTGTAATGCTCTAGCTTCTTGTCCAGCAATAAACTGGTCTACTATATCTCTACTGATACCAGCTTTCTCTAGTCTTTCATAAGACTCATCAGCTAGTTGACCACTCTCAGCATACTCTGCACTGAGTGAATCCATGTCAAGTCCAGCAGACTCAACAGCTTCATCAGCTTGTATTTCTAAATCACTCTTAGGTTGTTCTTCAGCCTTCGCTTCTTCCTTAGGTTCTTCTTTAGGTTGCCCTAATTTAGATTCTAATTCAGCGTATGATTTAGCCATTGCTTCAACAGATTCAAACTTCTCAGGTAAACCCTCAGGTCTAGAAGATTCTACTTGTTGTTCTTCTGCTGGGGCTTCTGATGTAGTTTCATCTGATTGTACTACTACTTGTTCTACCATTTATTTCTTCTCCTTTATTGTGGTTTAGTCATGTTATTAGCAACAGGTTGTACTACATCCTGTGCCATATCCATCATTTGTTGTTGAGCCATTTGCTGTTGTGCAGCTTCTTGCTCTTGAGCTAGTTGCTCTTCACTCTTAATTAATCCTTCAGTATCAATACCTAAACTGGTAGCAACACGAGTAATCAGGTCATTAGGATTTAACACCTGTACTACTTCAGGACTAATCTGAGCTAGCTGTCCTATCTCCATAACAAATTCTCTTAGTTTCTGTAGGTCATTACCACGTCCTAAAGCTTCTATACCTGTGATAATAGTAGGTGCTACAGAATCTTTTGGAAGCTTTGGTATCTCATTGGATTGAGACATACGCTTCATTAATACTTGTACTAATGGTAACTGAAACTCTTGAGATAATAATGAGTATATACCACCCATACTAGTCTCTAACTGTTCAGCCATGTATCTAATCTCTTGTGCTGTAACACGTTCAGCGTCTCTTTGTATTGCTGTGTGTAATAAGAAAGCGTAAGACATACGTTCTTCTAAACGTCCTATGCTACGTTCTACAATACCTAAATCATATTGCTTCTCAGTTTGTAGACATGTTACGTCGTCTCTTTGTCCTGTAATTATGTCCCCGTTTCTAGTGTTAGCCAAATCTCTTTTACGAGTGACAGCGTTAGGTCTAACCATAAATACTACTTTACTTGCAGCTGCTGATGATTCTACTAGTGATTGTGATAGTCCCTCTAGTGACCTTAGGTCTCCTAGAAATTCCTCTACATAACCACGACCGTAGTCTTCACCATCTACTCTAACCATACGTAAAGCTTGGTAAGGCATGTTGTCTGATGGGTACGTACCTATTGAGCTTGGTATCTTGTGTCCCATAACTTCTTGACATACATAGTACTTGCCGTCAGGTAATCTGTATATATGAGTGTATATCTCACAGTCCTCATCTTCTTTGTAATCAGGATATTTACCTATAACTTGTAGTGTCTCTTCATCCAGTGCGACTGGACTAATGCTTTCTTTAATAATTACTTCTAATAAATTACCATCTTCATCCCTTCTACAAACAAATTGTGTTATACCATACACACGCATATTGCCTTTCTTAGGTAGATATGTTAGTACATTACCACTTACAATAAGATGTTTTAGTGCTTCAAATACAGATACTCTAAGTGCTAGGTTCTCTATTTTTTTGTGTATCTCACGCTCAATTTTGGCTAGAGACTTCTCAATTTCAGATTGTAATTCAGGGTTCTGCTCTAGTTCCTCTTTAGTTTTACCTGATAAAGATAATCTAAAGAAAGGTGAGTTGGGTGGTAATAATAATAATAGAAGTTTGGAAGCTAGGTTGTTAACACCGCGTGCTCCCACTGATTGAAATGGGGTATATAGTTCTGAGCTTGACTCGAAGCCGTCGTCAGGAATAAGGGTTGGTATTGTAAGTTCTGAGCACTCACGGGCTCTGTCTAGATAATGTTGTCTATCTG